GCCCACCCCTGTACCCCCGTTGCAATTCCACACGACCATTCGGTAATGTTACAAGCCTCTATCTGCCTACAATGCTAGGTTCCTGAGCAGTTCTCATCCATCAGCGCCCTGGCAAAGTCGATGATGCTCTCAGGCTCCGCTGGCCTCGCCTTCAGCCACAGTTCCAAATCGCGACTGAACATCTGCTCCCTCAGTTGACACATTGCTATCAACTCAAATCCTTTTAAATCTAAATCATTTATTAATTTATCTTTAAAAAACACACTTCTATATATCGATTGGACTATAGCCTCGCAGTTGTTATGCGTTACCAGTTCATTCCCAGAGGCTTTCTTTATCACTTCTAAGGCCTCAGCCTTAACTGGCAATTTAATCGTCTTACGAGCCGTTCTAGTGGCTTTTAGCGGTACTGTACTCATGCTTTGTTGCTCCTCTTCTATCATCTGTGGACTTCTACTCTCATCGGACATCGTTGCGATCGCATCCTCTGTGCCGATATCTGCATTGAATATCACTCTCGTTGTACTGGTGTGGCTATTCTTGCCGCCTTGCACAATCGTTTTTATATAATTCTTTTTTCTTAATGCTATGAGTTGGCGAGTGATTGCTGGCCGAGTGACTCCGAGGTCTCTGGCCAACCGATCTTGCCCTACCCAAGTAATTCCAGCCCTGTTGCAGTAACTACACAACAATCCCAATACTCTGATAGCCCCGTTGTCCAGGCTCCTATCTTTCAACGCTCTCAATGGCATGACCGCAATCTGCCGCTGGTCTGGTGGCGCTGGCTTTAGCTTTACTTTGGGTTTGGTAGGGATTTGGAAGTTTGGTTTATCCCCGGTTAAAACCTTCATAGAACCTCACCCGCTATAAAAAGCGGTTGAATCACTTTCGTGATGTATCTATCGTTTATCGCTGTGTCTAGGATCTTCTCCTTCAGAGTGCTAGGCCCGATCTTTTCGATGGTCATCCCCCCTGATTCGACTGCGTTTATCTGAGTCTGGCGATACTCCATTCTCAAGGGCTGGGTTATGGCCCCGTTCAGACAGTCTATACGCATATCCATAGAAAAGTAAATAGGGTTTATACGAGGCTTGGAGGCAACTGAAAATGCGGTATCTCATTTGTCCACCAGGAGTACTCACACTCCTTGCAGACTCTGCGCCGACAGATCCAGTTGTGCGCCTCATGGTGCCTGGTCTCGGCCACCTTGATGTCTTGACTATCGCAATGCTCATTGATACAAATCATTCTTTATTCTCTCGGTTGTATATCTCTAACATGGCATTGCGTAGTGCGTTGTAGCCAGCTTGGCCACGCAACTCTGCCACCCTCGCGAGGTGCAGTTGCCGGGTCTTTCGAGTTCTAAATCTCTTGAGTACTGATTTAGCCTCAGCATACAGGCGGTACTCTTCCGAGTAGTTTCCGACTGTTGTGCCATCAGGCAAACGAAGTAGCCGCCGTCCTGGATGAAATTGACCACAAGCGAAACATCTAAGCCTGTCCTCATCTACTTCTTTTCCCTCTCCTGTTTGCGCTCCCAGCAGTCCTTGCACATCCATCTCTTTTGTCTTTTGTTTGCGCTTATTATCCAAGCCCCATTCCTATAGTCTTTGCCGTATTGGCAGTTACTGCACCAGCGTTTGCCGGTGATTGAACTATCAGCCTGTACGGCCTTGGTGTACATATCATTCTCGTGGCTCATATCGCTATCACCGCATCTTCTTTAGGGATTATTAATCCAGACTCAGTAGTAAACAAGCTATTTGACTTGTATTCATAAAGGTTTACAACTCGCTTGCTGGTCTGTTTCCAAGTGTTTTTATAGCTGATACCAAACCGCTCTCCAAACTTATTCCATCCCATCTGTTTCCAAAAGAAATTGCTAGACAAATCGTCTGCACATCCACAAGCAAAGTCCTGTATGCCTCTTAGGTTTCCATGTGATATCGCGGCCGCTAACAATGCTTTGCCGCGCTCTAAAAGCCTGGCATCAGACTGTATTGCTATCTGGTTGCATTTTGCAACCTTGCCATAAGAAAACAATACAAACCCAACTGGCGTATTGTTCTCCTCGCAGATGAATAGCTTGTCATTGCAAGTATTACTCCAACGCTTACCAGGCTTGTATGCGGTGATTGCGGCCGTATAAGCTGGCTTTGGAATAAATCCTAAAGATAACGACTCTTTCTTAGCCAGATCAACTATGTATGGCACATCTTCTAGGGTTGCTAATCTAATCATTGCCGGTCTCCAATGTCTCAATCATTACCCTGGCCTGGCCACCTTTGAATGCTCCATTACCGCGATAGACATTGATCTGGTCTATCTGCTCATCGTCATCAAATACGCCAGCGTCTTGCAAGCTATCTAACAAGGCCTTGACGCGGTTATCAATGTCGTATTTGCGCTTGTCCTTGGGCCACAAAACAACCTCCAGATATAGCCTGGCAGATCCCAGCTTAGGAGTGTTTGACTCGGAGATGTAATCAGCTACGGCCTTTTTGTATTCGCGCCCTTGCTTACTCATGTATGTGGCATGAGCGCCGCGTCTGTAGTAGGTATTGACGCTGGGTGGGAATGGTAGGTTAAGGACTATCACGCAAGCATCTGCGTTAGACGCTGGCCTAGATCTCCTTGCTTACCAAGGGATGCCCTCAACTCCTCATTGATGATGCTTGCTATGGGTTTCTTGCGCTCCAGGGCAGTCTGTTCTAACAATGTTCTTACATCTGGGCGAAGTCGTACGAGGAATGGTTTTAGGTCTGACATCTTTTCTCCTGTTTGTGGGATCGGATAGCACAGTCTTTTTAGACTTATAACCTCGTTATCTCGTGCTGAATAGTGTCAGTACTATCCGATATCTGTGAGCATACAGGATGACTACATATAGCGCAATAACTAGGGTAAACACTTAGAAATTAGTTAAAAATAAGTGTTGTAAAACTACATTTAGTCCTTGACACCCATTTTGACTGTGGTAAATTATCACTAAGCGATATCGCTTTTAACCACCCAGATAGAGGAGTTAATTATGAAATTAAAAACAAACCTACCAAAGCAATCAATAGAACTTATTGAGTTTGCTGACAACTACGGCGATGCAGAGCCTGGTTGGTTCATCTACTTAAATCCAGGATGGAGTTTTGACCCATTAGCTAATGATGGTGCAACTTTTATTTCCTGTGATGCAAAGCATGAGGCTCTTAGCCTTAGCGTTTACAAAGTGGAGGTTTAATCATGCGATTAAAAGGACAAGGCCGCAAAGAGTATGTCGTTGTACGCCAGGAGTTTGACATCAAGCCCTGGGATGGCCAGCCTGACGAGCAGATCGTTAGTTTGCCAATGACAGAAAAGCGTGCAGTTGAGGCCGTATTACATTACGAGCGCCTTGGCTACTTCAAAATTGATTATCAGAAAGTGAGCAAATAATGTTCGTTGCATACTATCGCGTATCAACTCAGCGTCAAGGCCAATCAGGCCTTGGCCTTGAGTCCCAGCAATCAGCAGTAACACAGTACTGCGCTGGCAAAGAACTCATCGCGGAGTTCACAGAGATCGAGTCAGGCCGTAAGACAGATCGCCCACAACTTATAGCCGCTTTGGCATTAGCTAAAAAGAACAAGGCCACCCTGGTGATTGCAAAGTTAGATCGTCTTGCTCGTAATGTTCACTTTATCTCTGGCCTGTTGGAGTCTGGCGTGCAGTTCATTGCAGTTGATATGCCAGAGGCAGACCGCACATTCCTACAGATGGCCGCAGTATTCGCTGAGTGGGAGGCACGCAAGATATCTGAGCGTACTAAAAGCGCTCTACAGGCCGCTAAAGTTCGCGGTACTGTCTTGGGTAGCCCAAGGCCAGAAGTCGGCTCTAAAGCTGGCGTAGAGGTCAAGCAAGCCAAAGCTAATGCATTTGCATTCAGAGTTGCACCATCGCTACAAAGTATCCTCGCTCAAGTTGGTTCCAACTTGCGTGATGTAGCCGCAGAGTTGCAGTTACGCGGCATCAAGACCGCCAGGGGCAATGAGACCTGGCACCCAGCCCAAGTAGCACAACTTATCAGGAGAGTTAACTATGCAGTCGTTTAACAAGCACAACCAATCCTCCAAAGACTTGTACAAGTCGGAGGAGTCTGTACTCGACAGAGTGATAGGCGCGATAGCGTTCATTGCTTTTGTCGTAATCGTAGCCCTGTCTGGATGTGTAGAGACAGATCCCATCCCAACCCCAACACACAAGGTGGCCGTATGAATTTGAACGATATGGAGTCACCTTATATACCAAGCGCCAAGACCGACATTCTGCGTACGCTAAAGCGTACGGGATGGGTGCCACCATCGGAGAACAAAGAGTATCAAAAGAAGTGGGAATACTACCGATCTATTGCTTTTTTAAACGAAAGGAAACTGAAGTGAACACACAACTAGAACAAGTAATGAGCCACCTTAAATCTCGTAAACGCACAGGCATTACTAGCTGGCACGCAATTGAGTCTTATGGCATCACGCGCCTGGCGCACTACATCCATCAACTGCGTGTCCGGGGATGGCAGATCGAGGATCAATACGAACACGATCCTGATAGACCAACTCACAAGTGGAAACGCTATTGGCTTAAGAAAGCACCAACTATTGCAACCATGAGGAGTCCAAAATGATGGACTATTCGGAATACTTATTACGCATCGACAGACTCATGCGACTAACGCACCAGGCCGCACAAGCCAACAACAACGAGGCCGCAAGTGATATGGCGGCTGAGGTAGCGCGTTACGCCATTAGTCTGGCCGCTTACTTTGAATCAAAAACAGAAACGGAGATTTAAAATGGTAGGAAAAGTAACCCCAAACGATATGCTCTCAGCCAGCCGCCTACCAGCGGTCTGCGGCATGAGCGTGTATCGATCACCTAACGATGAGTTGCTTTCATCAATTGATAGTATCAATGGTATATCTCCACCAGACATCTCTAACGAGGCTATGGGATGGGGTAATAAGATGGAGCCGACTATCTTGCTGGAGGCCGCTAACAGGCTGAACTGCAAGGATCTAGAGATCGATTACCATACGCCATTTTTTCACGACAAATGGCCCCTGAGTTGTTCTTTAGATGGCACCGCATACGGCAAAGGCCAGGTCATTGTTAGCGACCCCGATAATGGCATCTATGTGGTTGGTAAGGATTCGATCACGCTTGATGGTATGGGCGTGCTAGAGGCCAAGCTAACCTCAATGCCAGCGGAGGATGTACTACCTCTGTATCGTGGGCCTATACAGTTGCAAGCCCAGATGTCAATTATGAAAGCTGGCTGGGGCGCGGTATGTACGCTCTACCAGGGTACGCAGTTGCGGATCTTTTTGTTTGAGCCACATCTACCTACATTGAGACTGATCCAGGAGACCAGCAAGACATTCCAGGACAAGCTAGACCGCTATAAGAACACAGGCGAGATCGATTACTACCCACCGATTAATCCTAAAGATGCCGCCAGGACTTGGGCTAGTGGCTCAGATGATGAGCCTGTGGTGCTGGATAGTTATGCAGAAGAGTTAACCAAATTATTTTTGGAGAACAAGCAAAAAATTACAAAAGCAGAAGAGGAAAACTCCAAGATACAAACAGAGATTATGGGAATGCTTAAGAACAATACCGCCGGTATCGCTGGTGAGTATCGGATCTCATGGCCAACCCGTACATATAAAGCCCAGGTGGCAAAGATTACGCCAGCAAAAGAGGCTTACACCATTCGTCAATCAACACTCTCAATAAAGGAATTAACCAAATGAGTTTAGTAAAACACCAAGGCTTTGCGCCGCAGACAATGACTGAGGCTATCGAGTTTAGCAATATGCTATCT